CGTAATATGGGAATTTATAAAAACACAACGCAACTATCAAAAGTCTATAAAGGGGCTACTGAATTATCTGCTGTTTACTTTGGGGCAAATTTAATATTTCCTATTATAACAGACTACTCTATTGACTTTTTAGTTGTTGCTGGCGGCGCTTCCGGAGGTAGTAACGGAGGAGGAGGAGGAGCGGGTGGATATAGAAATTCATATAATTCTGAAACCTCTGGGGGTGGCGGAGCAAGTGAAACCTCTTTAACTTTAAGTACCGGGGTTTCTTATACAGTAACCATAGGCGGGGGAGGGGCTATTATTCAATACCCTAGCCAATACCAATATGTAGGCGAGAATGGGGCTGATTCAGTTTTTAGCACAATAACATCTATAGGAGGAGGAGGAGGAGGATCAAATTCTAATCTTGCTGTTTCCGGGGGTAGTGCGGGAGGGCAAGGAACTACTAACACAGGAACAAGAGGCCCCGTATCTGGAACTTCTGGTCAAGGATATGCCGGAGGAGGAACATCAATGACCGCTCATCCTTATTCTGGCGCAGGTGGTGGTGGCGCAAGCGCGGACGGAATTACTGCTACTGCATCTGGAGGCGCAGGCGGAAATGGATTAGCTTCGGCAATAACAGGATCTTCAATTACTAGAGCCGGAGGCGGGGGAGGTACAGCAGGTACTGGAATTGGAGGAAACACTGCTGGGGCCGGGGGCTCTGGGGGTGGCGGTAATGGCGGTTTATCAACAACAAATGGGACTAATGCCTCTGTAAACACCGGATCTGGCGGCGGAGGTAGTGGGGATGGTAAAAACAGTGGAGCGGGTGGATCTGGAGTAGTAATACTAAGAATGCCAACGGCAAACTACTCAAACACCACGACTGGAAGCCCTACGGTTACAACAGACGGAACAGACACGATTTTAACATATAACTCAAGCGGAACATATACCGCATAACAACTATGGCACACTACGCAAAAGTATCAAATGGAATAGTAACTAAAGTAATAGTTGCTGAGGCTGATTTTTTTAACAACTTTGTTGATGACTCTCCAGGTCAATGGTTACAGACATCGTACAACACAAGAGGAGGCAAGCACTACGACCCAACAACTGGGTTAGAGTCTACGTCAACACCTCTTAGAAAAAACTACGCTGGAATAGGTTTCTCGTACAACAATACGCTAGATGCTTTTATTCCTGCAAAACCTTTTAATAGCTGGATTTTAAACGAGGAAACTTGTTTATGGGATTCTCCTATTGAATACCCAACAGATGGTAAAATGTACTCTTGGAGTGAAGAAGAATTAAACTGGATTGAATTTAATAAATAAAATATGACTACTTCTGACATTAAAACATCTTTTATAAATGTTATAACATTAGGCTTTAATTAATAAGAAAAAAATATATTATCTTTACAAAAAATAAATCTTTAAATTAAAAATATGGCTACTACCGGAGTATTTAATGGAACCAACTTACTTTTGAAAGTAGAAGGTGACACAATAGGACATACAACTTCATGTTCCCTTACAATTTCGCACGATTTACCAGATGCAACCACAAAAGACAGCAATGGATTTTCTGAAGTTATTTCAGGACTTAGAAGCGGCGAGATTTCTTTTGAGGGGCTTGTTGATTATTCAGATGCAGCAAGCGCAATTGAATTAATTGACTATATTCTAAACAGAACCGTTGTAACGTGTGTTTTCGGAACTTCGACAACTGGTGATGCTATTTATACCGCTGAAGGTTTTATTTCTTCAGTAGAACAAAGCGCAGAAATGGAAAGCACCGTTTCTTATTCGGGTTCGATAACTCTTACCGGCGCGATTGTAAAATCTGCAAATGTATAATTGACAATAAATAATAATATAAAAGGCGGTCATAAAGGCTGCCTTTTTTTTGGTTAAATTTTAAAAAAAGGAAAAATGGTAAACAAACAAAGGGGGTTTTTCGCTATTAAATTAGGCGGCAAACAAAGAACAATGCACTTTTCAATGAATTTTTGGGCAGCTTTTACAGACGAATTAGGCATTTCAATAGGCCAAATCGACAAAGTATTTAGCGCCGAAATGAATTTCAATACATTAAGAGCCTTAGTGTACGCCGGAATTTTAGCTTATGACCAAGAAGAAGGAAATTCAATTGATTACAATGTCTATAAAGTGGGCGCTTGGTGTGATGAATTAACAACCGAAGATTTTACAAATATTACAAACGCGCTTGCTCAAAGCCGTATTTTAGGTAATGATTTAAACGGCGGTTTAAGGGGTGCGGATCCAAAAGGGGCGGTAAAACCAAAAAAAGCATAAGCCCAATTGATTGGAACACCTTATTGGATTTCTATATTGGACAAGCCGGAATAGAACCTCATAAATTTTGGGGCCAAACATGGAAAGAAAACGCTTTGTTGGGCGAAAGTTATATCATAAAAACAAATTTAAATTGGGAAATGACGCGGTATTTAGCATCGTGGATTCACAACACCAACATAACTAAAAAAGGCGATGCAAAGCGGCCCGATCAGTTATTTTCTTTGCCGCAAGATTCAATAAGCAAAACAAACAAAGAACCGCAAAGCACAAAAGAACAAAAAGAAGCCTTTGAGGCTAAAGTGAATAAGCTGCTTTTTTAAATTGTGTTTTTTTGGTTATTTTTGTAAAATATATTTTTAGATATGGCATCAAATGAATTAAAGGTAATATTAACCGGTGACGCTACTAAATTAAGCGCTTCATTAAACGCCGCTGAAAAGAAATTAAAATCTTTTGGTGATTCAGCGACTAAAATAGGCAAATCAATGAGCCTTTTTGTAACGGCTCCAATTATATTAGCCGGGGGCGCTGCAATTAAAATGGCTTCCGATTTTCAAGAAAGCCTTAATAAAGTTGATGTAGCTTTTAAAGGTTCTTCTAATGAGGTTCGAGATTTTGCTAAAACAACTTTAGAAAGTTTTGGTATTGCCGAGGGTACGGCCCTAGACATGGCAGCGTTGTTTGGCGATATGGCCACTTCAATGGGCGTTAGCACTTCCGAAGCCGCAAAATTATCTACTTCTTTAGTGGGATTGGCTGGTGATTTAGCTTCTTTTAAGAACATGAACATTGAAGAAGTTACAACCGCGCTTAACGGCGTGTTTACCGGCGAAACCGAAAGTTTAAAGCGCCTTGGTATTGTAATGACCGAAGCCAATTTAGCGCAGTTTGCACTTGAACAAGGTACATTAAAAAACATAAAATCTTTTACGCAAGCCGAGAAGGTACAATTGCGTTACGCCTTTGTAATGGCTAAATCTGAAAATGCAATTGGCGATTTTGCAAGAACTTCAGATGGGGCCGCAAACCAAATGCGAGTTTTTCAAGAAAGCATGAAGGAATTGGGCGCGTTATTTGGCGAGGTAATTTTACCTTTATTTACTAAGGTTGTAACTAAATTAAACAGCATTTTAAAAGGTTTCAAAAATCTAAGTCCAGAAGGAAAAAAAACAATAGTTGTTATTGCTGGAATTGCTGCGGCCATTGGGCCTCTGCTTATTGTTATTGGTTTAATGGCTAAAGGTTTGGCGGGTTTGAGAGTTGCAATTGTTTCTGTTAATACCGCTTTATTGGCAAATCCATTTATTGCGGCAGCGGCAGCGGTTACGGCTTTGGGTGTTGCCTTTTTAGTTGCTGCAAATAAAATTGCGCCTAGTTTAAGCACTTGGGAGCAAATAAAAACCTCATTAAGCGGTATAGCCGCTCCTTTGTCTATTGCCGGAAGGTTGGCTATTGAAGAAAGCAAAAAGATTGTAGATGCAGCGGCAACGGCAAATGCAGCGGCCTCTGCTATTGGTCAAAAGGGAGGAAACGGCTTAGATTACAAAACTATTTTAATGCCAAATGCACCTGAAAAAAGCAAATCAGCGGCAACGGTTATAACGCCTAGACTAGAAATTGAAAATGTAGAAGTAATAAACGGTGAGGAAGCACAACGCAAGCGCGATGAATTGTTTAAGGGTCTTTTTGATGTCAATAAATTTGGATTAAGAATAGACACCAACGCGCTTAAAGAAAGCACAACGCAAGCGCTATCGTATTTTGAAACGATAAAAAAAGGAACAGAAAATTTAAAAGTTGCTTTTGAAATAAATTTTGGGCAAATAGCAGAAACTATGGGAATGGCATTAGCTAGTGCAATAGTTGAAGGAAAAAACATGATGGGGGCTTTAGCCGGTGCAATTTTAGGCGTTTTAGGAGGTTTATTACAACAAATGGGAGCGGCGGCGGTTGCGGCTTCTACTTTGGCTAAAACTTTTGCAATACCCGGAGTAGGATTGGTTGCCGGAATAGCTGCGATAGCTTTAGGAACCGTATTAACTGGATTGGCTACAAGGGTTCAAAGTGGAGGGTTTTCAGCTTTTGCAGATGGCGGTATTGTTTCGGGGCCTACAATGGGTCTTGTTGGTGAATATCCCGGTGCAAGATCAAATCCTGAAGTTATAGCGCCTTTGGATAAATTAAAGAATATTATAGGTAGCAATGGCGGCAATAGTAATGTAAACGTAACGGGTGAATTTAGGATTAACGGCCAAGATTTAGTTGTTCTTTTACAAAAAGCAGAAAAAACAAGATCGAGAATAAAGTAAGTTATGGCATACGGCGTTAAATATCGTT